ATGAGGCATATCATAATAAGTTCCGATAAAGATAGACCCCATTTTTATTGTTCCTGCATTAGTAGTATCATCAGCACTTTTTATCCTAAATACCCATCGCTCAAATTCACCACCCTCTATACCGTGTTCTACTTCATATAGACTAAAACCATCATATTCAGGGACTTCATCCCTACCCCAATTAACTATTTCTATTCCTTGTCCATAGCTATCAGCTGCATTCTCAATATTAATTTTTACACGAGGTTCTATATTTACACTATTAAAGTTATGACCAAGAAATCCATAGACTGTTTTGTTGTGAGTCGAGTTTCTTATTATTTCCTCACTTAAAAGATTTGAAGTTTTATATGAAAAAAAGTCAGCTAAGTCCTCTGAGCCTCCATGAGTAAAATCATAGCTTCCTGCATTTGTGGGATTTAGACCACAAGGAAAATATTGAGATTCATAACCTGTTAATCCTATTGCCCTTAAATAACTAAATATATCTACATAAAATCTTGGTGTGCCTACGTTCTGTGCCATTAATATCCTCCTCCACCACCTGAACTGCTACCACCACTTGAACTTGCAGAGGTGATTGGAGTTGTGGCTTGCCTAATTTGTGAAATTTGTTTTTTTGTTATATTGACTCTATCTTTATGAGGATATATATTTACGGAATCTTGAGTATGTACTCCACCTGTCATAACAACACCATCAGAATGGATATGTATCAACTCATTAGCAGGTACAGGAGTTCCATCGCTATATTGATATTGCCCCTTAGATTGTGTCCTAATATTATTATTAACTACAATGTTATGCTTATTGAATCTTTGCTGAGATCCTATAAGATATTTACCATTACGAGTTCCCCACAGTGAACCATCATCTTCCCACTTTTCTTTATCTAATTCCCAGTAATCTACACCTTGTAGTACAACATCTTCTCTCTCTAAAACATTATTCTTTACCGACTTACAAGACAAGATCCTAAGATCGCCTACATAATTAAATAGCTCCTGAGGCATATTAGTTCCATCAAGCATTACACCTACAATCTTATTTTTATTTGCAGACAAAAAAAGACTATCAGGACTATTTGTAATTCTGACTGAGCCCTTATACCTTAACTCAAAACCCTGAGAGTCACCATCAAATAAAACTTCGCCATTTCCATAAGTTATCATAATTATTCTTCCAGTATAGCGTTCATAAGTATAACAATATCTAAAATATTAATTAGAGAATCATCATTCATATCCATTACCATATGTGTATGTGCTTCTAAATTTTCATCGCCCATAAAATCAATTTGACCTAAAATAAAATTAATCATTAGAACAATATCCAATATATTCAACCCACCATCTGCGTTAGCATCTCCACTTAAAAAAGGAGGAGCACCTTGAGTAAATACCTGTAATTCAATATCTACTGATTCATTTGTGTTTATTGGAAAATCTTGGTCGTTAAATTGTGTTAAAGAATCACCTATTCCATCTCCATTAGTATCAAGTTCTTCTTGTGGATAAAATATATAGAGATTTGGATTGCTCTGTGAGCCTAAATAGCTATGGGTAAATCTGAATATATTAGGAGCACCAAAAGCAGGTGCATTTAAACTTGTAATTACCTCTCCATTCAATTTTAGGGTTAAAAGATAATATACGCTTGACCCATTACTATATGTAGCAGGTATTATTCCATCTAAATTATTTTGCTCATTAGGGATTGTAATCCGTAAATATGAACTCCCTGCGGCCTGAACAATTCCAGACAAGTTATAAAACTCACCTTCTTCTTCTTCTTCTTGTGCTTCTATTACTACAGATTGTGATGCGTTAGTTATATTCCCAGAAGAATCTATTGATTCATAGAATACTTGGAAAGAACCTGCCTCTGAATAACTTCCTGCTAATTGAGCTTCCTCTGCCATTGTATTGCTATATGTAATATCTACAGTTAATTCTCCATCTGTATAATCAACAGCAGTAGCAGTAAATGGAACAAAAGCATCCCCTACAGTATATGTTAGTGATGCACTTCCAAAAGTTATAACTGGAGCAGTTGTATCTTCAGGTCCTATTACCTCATCATCCCAATCACTATTATCAACATCCCCTAATGCGTGTAATTGCATACACTCAACAGATAATGAATCTAAACTCTTTGTAGTAGAAGTTACCATAAATAAAGGGTATCTTGTTTGAAAATTAACTGACCTTAATGCAGTATAGTTTATACCATAAGCCTTTACACCTTGAAATAGCTTCTCAAACTTTACTAAATCCCCAATCTCTAAATCGATGTATTGTAGTGGGAGTTTAAGGTTAAATATTAAATGATCATTCTTATATTGCTCTGATAAGAAAGATGCCAAGTCATCAGCAGTTTCCTTGTGTCTAATATGATCTGATCCAAATTCTAAATGTGCATCAGCAGAATCTTCAATGCCATAGTATGAGTCAGCCCCTAAGTCTTCAGAGAAAGCTGTTTTTAAGTATGAATCTTGTGCATAGTCTTTATGGTAAGATACAGTTACCTTCTTGTAAATCTGCTCAGGTTTGGTTTTCTTAAATGAGTAAGATATAACCTCTGATTCTTTAATTGGAGTGGCATTTACATAATCACCATTTAAAGTATAGCTATCTTTAACTGTATTGAAACCAAAACTACCATCATTCTTAAATTTAGGAAAGCACTTAGTAGACTTAGCTATATCTTCAATAAGTTTCTTTGATGAGATCTTCTGGTTTACAGTAAAAGCAAACCTCCAGTCAGCGTGTTGCAACTTTGCCTGTTCGTATTCATCGTAATTAATGTTCTCGTGTCCAATCTCACTTCTAACTAAATCATAGATAATATCAATAGGGTTTTCAATTAATTCATACTCAGTAGTAGGGAAAAATCCTCCTGTGTCTACAAAACTTGGCCATAGACTTGAATCAGGATGGTCAACAAATGTATTTATTCTGCCATTTACATTAGCGTAGAAATCTTTGTCCGTAGTTCCTTTTGATATTCCCCATCTCCAATAGTCTAAATTCTTTGCCCTTACCTTTATGGTTATTGAACGTGGATGATAGAAAGTTCCAAAAGCTACATTAGTAAACCCTAACTTAAAACCATCAAACCCTTTTGGAGTTAGATTGTTTGACGCCGCATTTGTATCTGTTCCCTTAATACATACAAAGTCATTGCCTGATGGACCTGCTTGTCCCCATAAATGCGTTCCAGCGTTGGTTGTGAATTGAAAGAGGAAATCTGGCTGTATAGATGAAGGGATAAGTTGAGACCCAGTGTCAATATATCCTTCGCCCATAAAAAAATCATCATTATTCGTAAAAGTATGAGTTGGGTCATAATTACTGTAATCTCCAACAGGGATTTCAAAATTATCCTCTCTGTCCATTCTTGTTCCATTAAAGAAGAAAGTAACTTTCTCTGCATCAAATGCAAAGCTTCTATCTACAACATATTTAAAATGTAAAAATGGCATAGCCATATTGAACGTAGCGCCTGTTCCCCCAACCTCATAGGTTCTTTGATTATCAAATAGCACAAAACTTTCATCATCCAATGTTAAATTATGGAAATCTGCACCTGATAAATCCATTATTGAAGTAACTCCTGCGACAGAGTCAGTAACATCATCAACCCAATCACTTGGAGGCAATAGCACATCAAAACTATCAGAACTTGAAAGGAAAGATGTAAATAAAATGTTATTTATAAAAAGGTCATTTTCTTGAAATCTCAACAACTTACAGTTAATGTTACTAAATGGAGATTCATCCTCTACATATTGTTTTGTGCTTGTAGTAAACACTATCGTTGCATCTGTATTTTCACCCACTAAATATTGGTCTAAATCCCACCCAATAGAATTTGCGTGTCCAGAATTAGTAAGCATATATTTTGGCACATTAGCATACGAATTGCCATTTGAAACATATAATGGATAAATTATATTATCTATTAAATCAACTTCCTCAGAAATGTAATTTTTTATCTCACGATAGTCTGGGATAATATAAGTACCTCCATCTACTCTTAGTACGCAAGGACTCTTATCTACTCCTCCATAAACTATTGGTATTGGCTTATTCTTATATTTATCAGGAACATTATTATCGACCCCTAAATATTCGCTTGGCAAACTCTTATGTGTCTTTTGCTCTGTTAAATCTTCAAGCTCTACCCTAACTTTCTCGTCATCGTGAGATATGCGCCTAATAATTCCCTGATAGACCATTTTAGCCATCATAATAGCATCTTGATCATCTACATATCTGTCATAAAAAGATTGGACAGGATCATAGTTAAGGACCCCAAATATAGTAGAGTATGCAGTAACAGATGGAGAAACGAATTGGATGCTAACTTTCCAGTTAAGTAGGCTTGTATCAGATAAAATATCAGTAAACCTTTCTCCTTCATATTCAATATTAGATATATTTAAATTAACACTTGAGATCTTAAATTTTCGAGATTCAACATCTACAGATTCCTTAATAGACGGTATGTTTAAAAGAAGTGGTTTAAAATAAACACTATCAAGATTTAGCGCAGTGTTTCCCATAAGCCTATGTATATGCCCCAAAGATACATTGTTAGTAGAGAGTGTGATTACTCTATCATGGTTTTCCATAGTATTAAACATATCTTCAGGTGGTTCAATAGTTACTATTGGATATAGCTGGGTATTCTGACCCTTTATATCATCTTCAAAAGACATTAAGAAACTCCTATGTCAGCACCACGTCTGATCGCTTCTTTAATCATTGGGATAGCTTCATCTTCTATAAAGTCTTGACTCATTACATTCCCACTAAAAGATACATTAACACTGCTTTGTGGACCATTTATATTTGGGGATGATAATGGAGTTATTTGCACACGCTCTTGTCCTCCAGCGTTATCCCCAACCATTATCATTTGAGGGCCAGAAGTTACAAAATCACCACCCTTTGCAAACTTAGGAACAACCTGCTCGAATAGAAGTGCGGCCGAAGCTGCTCCTACTGCACCAGTTACCAGACCTGCAAAACCTTTAGAGGATATTTCTTCTTTCAGCATTCCTGCTATCATCTGCGCAAAGTAACCTTTAATAGTAGACCTGATAATATTTAAGGCATCATTGCCTGTTTGAATGTTTGCAAGCCCTTGCTCAAGCGTACTTTTTTTAGTAGCATCGACTTGATTTGTTAAATCTTTTTGAGCGCCTATTTGTAGATCTTTGCCTTTTTTTATCCTCTTATCACTTTCTACTATGTTGTCATTAACAACAAGAACCTTACTACCATAATTGCTCCATATTTCAGCCATCTTATCAGCTACTTCTTGATTGCTATTTACTTGATCATCAAACAATTCACCCATGCTTGTTGTGGCCAGACTTAATCCTTCTTCGCTTATCTTAGGCGTAAGCTCAAACTCGACACCAGGTAATTTATTTACCTGTTCCTTCATTAGATTGACCGCATCTATAAAAAAGTTAGCTATCTTAATTCCCATCAATTTGCCCATTACAATTATTGGCTCGAATAGAAACTCAGCAGTTCTTTTAATTATATTAAAGGCTTCTGTCATAACAAAACCCATTGCAACTAAAATACCGCCTAAAACATTTTTCATCGCACTTGAATCAAACATAACTTTAAGCGAGTCAATTATAGCATCACTTAAAGCATTCATATTTAGTAATATGTTTTTACCTGTTTGAGCAAAGTCTATATCAAGAGCCCTCATTAATGTATTTGATATTTGTCCACTTACTTCAGAAATAACATCAAGAGCACTACTAAATGCTGGTTCCAGCTTAGTACCTATTGCGGTAGCAGTATCTATAAAGGACACTTTCATTTGTTGCATTTTATCAGATACAGTTAATTGTTCATCACCAAGATCAGCAACCAGTCGTTTAGCTTGTCGCATTGTTTCATTGTTAAATGCTATTTTTTTCTCTGCATCTGTTAGTTCACTTGTGGACTTCTTTAATTCTTTTGCATAAGTTTTATTGGCTGTTTCCAGATCAACCATAATACCAAGATTATCAAGCATTAGTTTAGATTGCCTACCCATACCAGTTACAAGAGAATCAACACCAAACTTAGCATCCTCACCGACCGCGGCTCCAAGTCTTTGTGCAATATCAAACATCTCAGCCATCTGTTCAGAGGAATCAGCTATTCCGAGTAGCATAGCATTGTTACTCATAGTCATAATATCCTGCTTACTGACAGTTCCATCCAATGCAGTCTGATATTGTTTTAAAGCATTGCTACTAAATCCAGCATTCCGATTCAAGTTATTAAAAGCCAGTTCGACCTTCTTCATTTCTCCAGCCATGTGTACAGCTTTAAGACCTGCACCGCCTAATGCAGTTCCAACGATAGCTGTTCCTTTAGCTACCTTTGTTCCAACACCAATAACCGCTCCCATACTGTTCTTTAATGCTTTAAATCCAGCTGAAGCCTGTTTTAAACCTTTTGTAGTTATTTCTATTAAAAATTTACTTTTTGACATTCTTTTCCTCCTTATTCACACAGGAATTATATTCTTGTTCGATGATCATAAAGTCATCAACGATGTAGCTTGGAGTTTCTTGCATAGATGGATATGGAGAGCATGAAAAGGTCTTACAATAGTTATACTCTTTAATCGTGGTTTGATGTTTTGCAGATAAAAGGGTTTCATAGTCAGTAAAGAAAGGACACTGGGAATATAAAGACTTCCCAAGCTCATAGCCTTCCTTTTGAGAGATAGAATATAGTTTTTCAATTTCTTCATACACATCTTCTATACTCTCATATACCCTTTTCTTGTTAGTTACAAGTGATACTGCTTTATAAGGATATTCGTCTTTAAAACGAGATGGACCCAATCCATTAAAACTTATCCATACATTAATCCTTAACAGAGCATCATCAATTACTTTTTTTTATTAGCTTCCTCAAATATAGCATTCGCAATAGCTACGATCTCATCAGTAGAATACTTATTTAAATCATCCTCATTTAGCTCTGTGCAATCCAAGACGACCTTACCCCAGAAACTAAAGCTTGGAATTGTACCAGAAGCACTTTCTTTAAGCATCATGTCATTCAGCTCACATCTTTTTTTCCAAGTTATAGGTAAAACCTCGATCTCAAAAGCCTTAAATTTCTGATTTATTGATTTATCTGGTGTAATCTTCATTATGCAGTATGTATTTCAATTAAAGCGTTTGTAACATTCGCAGAATTATAAGTGAAAACTAAAGGGATAGTATCTTTCCAGCCATCATCATCCATTGAGATTCCAGTTTCTCCAACAAAGACTTTATCACCTTGAATCTTAAATGTTCCATCATCAAGAATCAAAGCCATTCCAGCCTCATTGTCAATAGCTGACACTGATTCACCATCTCTTTTCACCGTTATATTCCCAGTTACACTAATATCTCCCATAGCATAACCAGTTGGTTTGAAATTTGCGCTTGAATCAAAACCTATTCTATTTACATCCTTAGTAATTGTAACATCAAAACCATAAACCAGAACATCTTCACCATCTAAGGTAGATGTGGTTAGGTCATGGATATTAAAATAAGCAGTTTGATCTGCTACTGTAGTTTCTGTACCGCCAGAATAAGATTTATCTGCAAGAGTTGGAATATATCCAGTAACAAAAGTTGCTGTACATAAATAGACACCAGCATTATCGTTTATATTCCCAGAGATAGAAAGAGAATTGCAGAGGCAACTTATAAAGCTTACATCAGTTCCAGTATGATGAGCATTTTCAATAGTAATTGTTACTGGCAAAGCATTACTTTCCCCATCAGTTAATTTAACTGTTGTAGGCATTGAACCTAAAACCTTTAGCTCATTAACTCCATCTTCAAATAGATTTAAACAAACCCTATTTAGGGAATCGGCTGTAGCCATAAATGTCATCGAAACCTCGAACATTCTATCATGTTTATTCCATTTTACCATTTGATCACTTAAAGTAGCCCCAGTTTGACCAGTTCTTTTGGGTGCCTCCATTAAACTATGCTTGAATGGATTATCAAAACTATAATCAGTTACAGGCATATTAATTCTGGTAGCGTCATTAGCGGCGATTGTTCCAACTGTGGTTTCAGTTGCAATCGTTACAAAAGTATCTTGTTTTGTTTGAAAAGTAGTTGATAGTGTCATTACTGCTCCTTGATTTCTGTTAATGTGTCCGTAATTGCTTTAGGAAGAGTTCCATTCTTAGTAGCATCCCAAGTAATCTCCCCACCACCCTTTAATATTTCGTGTGTAGATGCAGAATGCATTGATTGGAAGTTTTTATCAGGTCCTAAGTTTTTATAATCATCTGTTGCTTTATATTTTTTTGTAGCCATATTTACCCCAAGTTACTTAAATGTGTACATTCAAAGCTCCACCCAGAAATATTATATTCTTCATATTCCTCTGGTGGATCTATGCTCAATTCCAGATCACCTATTAACAAATTGTAAGCCTTAGAACCATCTGACAATGTCAGGGTTGGATTATCGTGCACCAATGCCTCTAAGATGCTCACTTGATTAAATACATAATCTTGGAAATTTTTATTCTTTTGCTCCATGATGTAATACTGAATGTCTATATTAAAGACTCTAACCTCTGACTTAGATGTTACATCTCCCTGTATAGATCCAGTAGGAATCAGTTTTATAAATTGATTTGACTTTGTGACATCATAGAAATCACTAAATATTGGACATTTCATCTCAGATTTCAACTTACTTGAAAGTGCAGTAATAATGTTTTTCCAGTTATTATTATAAGTTACAGACATCAGTTCCTGTGTAGCTGGATTGAACCAGTCTTAGAGTTCGTTATTTGCACATTGTCGCCATAAACTTCAATTTCCCATATATCACCATCAGTAGCAGAAGATCCAGAGAAGCGACCGTATAATCCCTGATAAAGCTCCTGTAATCCACCAGTAACTGTTTCTGAAGCAGTTTCATCTCCGAAGATCTTATCGTTTCCATGATGTAGTACTTTAAACTTTGCTATTCCATAAGCCCCAGTAGTTGTTATCTCTACTCTTAAAAGATCATATTTTTCGCCATAATAATCACCATAAAGCTCGACCAAGTCCATTGATCCAGCAAGATTCCTGTACTTAATAGCCCCCTTAGAGCTGGTATTTGATATTTCAGAAGATAACTTTATCTTACCCTCATTTAACCTGTCAATAAGACCAGTACCATCGCTATTAATCACCATATCATAATACGCTTGAGCATCTTCATCCTGTGGATCTCTTGACCTTATAAGATTAGAAGCACAAATATAACAGGTAGCTTTAATTATAACTGGATCATATTCCTCTGCAATAGAATCCGTTGCAGTGTCTACATCACTCTGCTTGGATTTCTCCAAAGGAGTGCTAAATCTTGCATCTAAAAGGCTATTTAATTCAAGTGAAGCATTCACAAGCTGTTGATCAATAAAGGTTTCAAAGTCTATACCTGATTCAAATATTTGCTCATTTATTGTGGTTGATGAATAGTAAGATGCCTGAAATTTTAAATCATTATTGTCTGCTCTATAACACCATTGACCATCTCCATTAACATTGTCAAAATCCGCTTGAGGAGAAGCCTGTTCTGATCCATTTACAAAGAATGCAGTCACTAATCCACTATCCCTAAAAAAATGATTGTTCCCAGAGGTTTCGGTGGGGAATATCTGAGTTTTCTGATCGAAATCCCCATAATTATTAAAATAATTCTTTAGATCTAATTGTGTTGCGTATTTAAAATTAGTAGCCATCTATTTCCTTTTCTTTGGCATCTTTTTCTTCTTAGGCCTACCTATTTTTTTACCGTATGTTCCTTTACCTTTTGGCATTTTTTTTCTCCTACTTTAATGCTATCAAGCTAATAGTTGTGTCAATTTTTGTATTTACACTTCTGGCTGAAATAGCAGTTATAGAATTACCAAGAGTTGTAGAAAATTCTGAACCTCCAGATAGTGCCGAACCATAACTTGCACTTACTACAAAATGAGCATTAGGAGGACATCCAACCAAATCAATCGCACCTGTCTCATAATTAATTGTACCACTACAAGCTCCTGAAATATTACCAAATCCATCATCGTAAAACATTGCTGAAACATTAGGCGAAGATATGTTTGTCTGCTTATCATATACAACATCATCAGGCAATCCTGCTGGAACTGCTGCTTCAATATCTCCAACAGCCATCACAAACCTACCTACTCCAAATGGAGTTGTTCCACTTGCTGGAGCAGTAATGGATATTGCAGATGTAGATAAACGCTGACCTGAAGTAAATCTAATATCCCCATTCACTATCCCACAAGCTACCTTCTTTTCTAATAAGTTCCCAGAAGCATAATAACCTGCATCAAGTGCATCTTGAATTTTTCTAATAACTCCATCAGAACCACCGAATTTAGTATTAGCTGATGTGGTAAATGATAATGTATAATCAGAACCTCCATCTACTGCAATATCAAAAGCATATGCAGTCGAAGCAACAAGCCCTGATTCTGTTGAAGCTGTAATTCCACTCATGCCTAATTCTTGATACCCTGCATTATAAAATTTCCCACTAAAAGAACCTGCAACAAATCCATCAGCTACCGCATCACCTTTTCTTCCATAACCGAATAAATTCATTGCTTTAAATCTTCCAGAATTATCTGTTTGTACAGTAGAATACTTATCAAAATCTGCATAGGCATTAAAGAATGGTAACCTAATTGCTACATCATCTGCGTGAGTTGCCGCGGTAGAGCCATATAACCCTCTTTTAATATGAAGATAGCTGGTGGCTAAGTCTGCTCCTGTTCCAACATAAGTAACTTCACATATCTCATCTTCTATTCGGATTAAGTCGCCAACCTTGAAGTATTTAGAATGACCATTCTCTAAATGTAAAATTGTATGTGTTGCATCTGAACCCATTGTAGCAGATGTTGCGTGATCTAAATCTGCTCCACTATCAACATACCTATTAGTAGCAGGAATTTGGTCATCTAAGGTTTCACCATTTGCTGCCGAAAGTGAATTGCTATATCCAACAAATTTTATATTGGGTAGAAAAATAAAATCACCTGCACCCAAAAGATAGTGAACCCTATCAGGGTCGCCATTTGTATCAGGGGAAGCCGCAGACCAAGTTTCGTAACTTACTTTTATTTCTGCTCCTACATTGCCTGAATTTTTAACAATTAATGACTTCGCATTTCCTATTGAATTTGTACCTTTATTCGCACTCCCTGTGACCAAAAGAATAGGTTGGTCTGAGCTATCTACAACCTGAGTTAAATTGATAGCATCATCATAATTCCCAGATAAAGATGCACCTAATGTTTCTGTTGGAGTTGTTATTGTTAAATCTGTTTTAAAATTTGCCATTTCATCCCTTACCTTAAATGATATACTAATTGCATATTGACTGTTATATCTGCGTTTGTTCCATTTTGATGCACACAAGCTACAATTACTTGTCCTGCATCTACTCTTGATGATGATACGGTTAATGCTTGATAGTGTGCTTGTTCATAACCAAACCCTACAACTGTTGAAGGGGAAACACAAACCTCTGAACCACTTGATAAATCTCCACTCGTAGTGCCATTTGCACTATCTACTGCATATTGCATAACTGAAAATTTTACAGTATCACCACTTGCATCATCTGCCCCAAACCATACATTACAAGAATCTATCGTTATGTTAAGTGGAACATACCACATTGCTTGAACTACATTGTTCGCAGTAGTTGATATTGTAAGTGAGGTATCAGGAGTTGAGCCTGTACCTAATTCTACTGCTGCTACAAACCTTGCACTTCCTATAGATGATAAAGCTGTCCAAGTATTAGCACTTGAGGGCTGTGAGTTTACAGAGGTTATACAAAAATCTTTAATTTGAGTGTTTACAATATGTTGCCCTGCTCCTGCCTTTACCAAAGAATTAGTTGAATCTACTGAAAAAATGTCATACCCTGCTAAATCCATTGTTCTAATTAAATTAGTGCCATTATCATTGTTTGGTCTAATATAAAGATTGTCATCTGATATAGATATTGAACTTGTAGTTCCCTCACCATCAACAACTGCTCTTGGAGTTGTATCTACTCCACTATTGCTATTATTCATCTGCAATAGGTCTTTATATGAACCTGCTTTTGTTTTACCTGTTAAACTCATTGAGCATTAATCCAATCTATAATTTCATTAATCTTTTCTTTGATAGCATCAATAGCTATACCTTCTTCAGTATCTTCAAGAGCCTTTTTATCCTCATCAGTATTACTTATTTTTTCAATAGACATATCAGCTTACCTCACAAACTATACTAAAGCACATATAGAAATAATAGTACGTACTATTATCAGTAGTTGTTCTTCTCAATGCAGGTAGTATCATATCACCTGCTACTAAATTTTCTGATAATCCTGTTTCGCCCAAAGAGTAAGGTCTATTTGAGGTTGCTGCTACTTCTTGGGTTGAACCTATTTGTGTCATATTAAAAGTAGCATCAGAACCATAAGTAGGCTTTGGAATTTTAACTAAAGCTGCTTGATATGTTTGGCTTGAGCTAAATGAACCTGTATAATTATATTCTTTTAAAGTACAGTTCTTTGGTACTACAAGCTGAGGATTCCAACTGTCAAACCAAGTAGATTCTAATGTTGAATTTGCCCTATTAGTACTCCATTGAAAGTTATTAAGCCCATAGAGAGAACTGCCATAAAACCAATTATCATATCGAGTATAAAATCTTGCACTCCAAGACTGTATCCAATAGGAAGTACCACCTGCATTATCATCTACATATTGCTTAGTAGCCAATCCATCACCTGTTGTAGGAGTTTGACCTTTAGCCTCACCTGATATTTCTAAACTTTTTACTCTTGCTTTATCAGTAGATACTTCTAATGCACAAGGAGTTCCATCTGAATCCTTTACAGGTTTTAGGTTTCCATCAAGTGCGCTATCTATTGAGAGGTGTTTCAAGACTCTAATTTCTCTACTCTGGCTTCTAATTCTTTAACTTTATGATCTAACTCATTAGGTTGCTCTACATAGCTTAAAACCTTATCGAGCTTAAATACCTGCATAAGGTGATCTAAAACCTTTGGTAAAATCAACTTTAATAACATAGGGGGAATCATTTTTTAGTTTCGTTCTCAGCAAGTTCTTCAATTAATGAAACAATAGCTTCTATTGCTTTCTTTGCTTCTTTCTGCTCATTCTTTTCACTTACAAAAGGAATATCAACAGAATCAGCCATTTTTTTAGCAAACCAGTCAGTTTTTCCTTTTATAAGATCTATTGCCAACCTTAAACCAAAACCTTTTAACCATTTCAAAAACTTATTCATCTCTTTTCCTTTTCTTTAAGCCATTCCCTGTAAGACTTTGTATGATCTCTACAAGGCTTTCATAACTTGACCTCATATCAGCCAAACTCTCCATAGTTTTTTGCTCTAATTCTTTCTGTTTTGATATTAAGGTTATAATAATACCTTCTAAACGAGCATGAGATTCTTGCAAATCTTCCATAAAAAACTTCTGGATAAATTGAGTTTGTCGCCAGATAAACCACATTGAGGCACCAGCAACAGCGACTGGAACTCCAAGCTTTTCCACAACATCAATCAACTCCATTAAAGCCCTATATTCTTAATAATATCTGATAATTCATTTGCACGATCAGGAGTTTGCCTTGCCCAAAGGCTATCTAACATTTCTTTAGAGGCATCACTCCACATCCTCATTTCGAATGCTTTAAGTGTTTTCTTAAACTTTAATAAACCAGAAACCCCAAGTTGATAAGCCATATTAACTAATACTACTTTAGCTTCATCTGGGAGATGATCAAAATAAGCAAGATTTGATTGCAACCTATTTAGAATCTTATCAATCTTCTCTTTTAAGATTAGATCACAAACTTCCTTTGAAAGCTTTAAATCCTTAATAGCAAAACCATATCCTATGGTGTCAAAGTTCTGTGTACACTTATAAACCTGAGGCTCATAACCCTCATGCTTTACGATAGACTCTACAATTTTACTATACATCTATTATTTAGACCTCTTTTTCTTAGTCTTTTTAGCGACCTTTTTTAATTCTGATCCATTACTATCACATTCAATAAATCTGTCCTTTAAGGACTGAATGTCGTGATTAGGTTGCACTTTTACGATTACCCCAGTAGGTTTCTTAAAATATCTTTCCATATTATCCCTTTCAATAAAGGGAGCATCATTATTCACAAGGAAAAGATGCTCCCAATATTATAACATGCGATCTATTTACGAAACATCAGTTAAGATGTAAACACCAAAACCATCATGTATTTCAATCTCGCCCCAGAATCCAGTAGCAACATATTCTGTTGTTCTGAATGAAGCATTACGCTCAGTTTCGATTCTCATTAGACCTTCTGGCCCTATAGCACAACCGATAGCCCCTTTGGACATAGCAAACCCAGCCGCATCTCCACCTGAACCAATATTTTCATCGATTTCATCAGAGTAATAAACATCAAATCCAGCAAATGAATTAACATAGCCAGTAGCTAATGCTTCTTCACCTTTATTGCCCATGAAGCTCATTGGCTTTGAGTTTGTTCCTGTTACAGCATCATCATGCAATAGGGAGATAATACCCTTAGCGCCCCACACTTGCTTTGGAGATAATACCAAAGAGTAAGGCATTGGAGCACCAGCAGACTTTAATTGCCTCATTGCACCAAATACATGAGCTATTGATAAAGCAGTTCCAGCCGATGATTCAGTTTGAGTGAACCCAGCTCCTAATGCAGTTAAATCAGCATCAAGTTTAGCAGATACAGCATTACCAAGAACCTGACCAACATTACCAGTATAATCTTCAGCTGATCCCATAGCGGCTAAATCTGAAACATCAGTTCTGATAACATGCTCAGAAACTACTGCCTGTTTAGCGGCGGTATCGATCGAAGTCATAGTAGCATAATCAGCTCCATCAGTAGCCTCTCCTACATCAGTTGAAGCTATTTTAGTATAATCTACGAATTGTACAGTTAATGCACCTTTTACAGCTTGTTTTGCGGTAACGAGTGGAAGCATGACATTAGCTTGATTGAATGCAACTACTGCATCACCAACTATTAATCCTAAGCCACCTTTTACCCTACTCGCTCCAGTATCACTTATAGCATCAGCCATCGTAATACTCCTTTTCTATTAATCCCCTCTATCAACTGCATAAAGCCTTCAAGTAGGGTTATTTTTTATTTAAAGTTCCTTGACCCCATCCAGCAAAAGACCCAATAACTTGACGACCATTATAACTTACTCTTTCTTCCAACTCATCGATTACATCATCATATTTCATCTTAGAACCTTTGTAAGTTGCTTTAACATCACCATCTGGTGTAGTCTTGCATTTGATCTCATTATTTGGATCATAATCCTTGCCGAATATTGTGGTATACTTCTTCTCACTCATAAGCTATCTTAATCCCAGCAGGTCCAGCAATCGGATTTCTTGAAGCCTTATAACTGTCTGGATCTTGACTCGCCCACTCTGCAGGAGAACTATATCCACCAAACTCTCCAGATGGATTGACGCCCTGTCTGTCTGAGCCTAATTTCCCAGCATTAACTGGAATTGATTGTACTTGGTTATCAACAAATTGCATTAACTTTGGAGTAGATAAATCTTCGCCAAAGGTTCTTTGTTCTTCTGGTAATTTTTCTAAATACTGATTCCTAATAGTGTTTTCAAATTCATCTTTACCCTTTAACCTATTAGTTAAGGTATTAATGGTTTGTTTTTGCTCATTTAGGATAGTCTGCATCTCACCATTTTTAATCCTATCTTCTTCCAACCTCGCATTATCTTTAGCTTCCAACTCATTCAATCTTTCCTGTAAAGCTTCAGCTTTAGAGATTGCTTCGTTCTTTTGCGAAGAAATTTTAGATATTCTTTTCTGAAAAACATCTTGTGATACATTATCATTATTTTCACCAGCTTTTGTGCTGGGATCATTTATCGTGGAATCATCACTTTGTACAATCATATTTTCTTCTGACATGTTTACCTCTTTTGTGAGTTATCGTTTGCATTAAGTTATGTGTTATTAATCACATCTATTTACTTAATTATTTTTCAGCTTATAAGCCTATATTAATTTTAACCTTCTTATTAGGGATTAACCTATTTTTATTAACATATTCAGTTGCCTCTTCCATTATGAAATCCCTTATATCATCAGGAATAGGTTTATCTTTACTGCTTATAGTTCTATCGTTTCGATCAAGACTTTTTACTTTAGCGCCCCAAGATGTAGTTCCGAAAGTGAAGCCTTCTTCAGTCGTTTTTCTTAATTTGAAATCTCTCATAAGATCACCAGTAAGAACTGGAGATGTGCTATTTCTATGCTTTGCTACTTGCCTTTTCAATCTCCCAGTAGTCTTCTTTCTGGAATATTGTCTTTTATATGGTGGGAATGGATCTCCATGCACATCTTTTGCATTCTTCCCACCTCCTGCATCATCGAATATCCAACTTCTATAACGAGTTACTACTCGCTTTCCTATCTGCAACCAGAATTTCTTATCAAGCATCTATTGTTTCCATATCTTCGTTATAACCTTGACCTGCTGGATCTTCTTCATCCATTTCTTCCCATTTATGCCTACAATTCCAGATAGCATTGTTAAAATTGCCGAATTTACTCTTTAAAATCTGTACCCTTGTAGATGGACCCATCTTAATGCGTTCTACGCATTCATCCCTTGTTTTCGCATCAAAAGGACCTATATATATAAACTTTGTATTCTCAGGCAACATCTCTGCTAATTGATTTGTAATTGCATTGTTGAATTGATTATATGTCGTGTTGATCAAGGTTTCAAGTTGTTTAGGTGATAACGCAGAATCTATTTCACCTATTATTTCACTTGGGAATTTATTTGTAGCCATTCCGTTTACTATCTGATCCATCATTTCATTAGATAGTCGACCAGTAACCTCTGTAGAAATTCTATTTCTGGCCTGATTTAATAATGTTTGTAGTGATGACTCTGGTAATGTTGCAGTTGTAAAGGTAGACTCTAATGATCTTCTAATCCCTTCCTCATATATGCCCATTGCATTGGTAAGCTTCCCTGTCATAATTGTTGCAACTTCTATTTCACCCAGAAAGATCATCCTTTCTTCTGGTGTCATATCTTCCATTGCAACATATAAGCCTTCGACTACTTCATCCCTTGCCTGTCCTACCTTTTCAGCAAAATCACTTGACAATGCTTCCAACTCAAATGAAATATCAGCCATTACTTCTTTTTCTTACCCCATGAGAAAGGATTTAAATTTAATTCACTCTCATACCATGCCATCTGTGCTTCAAGTTGCCTGATATGTGCTGCTTCTGCTTCTGCTCGCTCTTCCTCAAATATGACTACTTGCTCAAGTGCTATATCCATATTGCGTTCTAATTCTTGTAGTCGTGATTCATATTTCCAGAATGAGTAAACAATCATAGCGGTAAATACAATTATCTGGAGTAACCATTTAAAGTTGATAGTAATAGCCATACTATCCCCTATTACTTCTCCCTTATATGACCTTGCTCCTTTATTGACATCCATTAGCCCAGCAAATCTCCAACCGTTTTGCCAGACTCCCAGAATTTACAACTCCAGTATCTTGCTTTAGTTTTATCTTTAGGTGGATTACTATCACATTTATGCCTTGCCCTGAAAGATTTCCTTCGCTTAGGCCTATCTCTTTGAATGGAAAGATTAGGATCTCCGAATGTAACTCTTACAACATTCCCTTTTGCACTCGTTACGAATACTTCAAACTTCTTTCGACCATACCCTGCATTACCTTTAGATATTCTTCTGGGTTTATTTAATGTTACTTTTTTGCCTTTATATTCAGCCATTAAACCCTCTTGGTTAAAGCATCTCTAAGCATATTAGATGAAGCTTCTTCTTCTTCATCATCCATTGGTTCTATTTTTTTTCTGTCAAATATATGATCAAGTGCAGAATCTCGGTCTGGAAACCCATCTGGATTCATTTGCATTAATACATCAGCCTCATCTATTAACCCATGCGAAAGCTCCCATTCCCATTGCTCTCTCTGTTCCTGTGCGCTCATGACATCGGTTGATTCGGTAAAATCTATTGAAAGCAGATCTCCAGCATCTATCCCCATTTCATGTAGCAATATCACTTTTTCAACATCAAATAGATCTTTTTCTACATTTCTCCATCGTGCAACATCAGACTTCCTCTCATCATTTAACTCTTGATTGCGAAGCCTTAACGCTACTCCAGATTCAGCAACTGTACCCTCTGCAAAATTGGATGGCAGATGGTAATTCTGCGTAAGCATTTTATATGAATCCTGTATTGCTGAGCTTAACGCTGGAATACTATTAGGTGGAGAAACTACATTTAATGCTCCATCTACACCGAGGTACATAATCTTGTCTTGTCCTATATCAATATCTTCCTTGTCAATCTGTGATCCATTCGCATATAAATAACCAAACGATTGGAAATGCACATTAGCCATCTTATTAGTTTCTGAAACATTAATTAAATGATTAGTAGATATTAAATCAAGTAATGGATCTGTATCAAAATAAGCATATTCAGGCTTCCCATCTCTGAAGCATTCTACAAAAGGCAATATTCCATAGAAATTAATATTATCTGGATTATCTGGGTTTTGCTGAATCTTTCCATTCTCATCATATATAAAATGAGTGTCCTTATCCCAATAGGCATACATAGTTGGAGTATCATCAAGAACTTCTGATCGTATAGATAATGGGTAAGTAAAAGCAATAGGTTTCATTGGATCTTCATCAAAGTGTGGCTCGAAATTATGTATAATATCGTACTCCATTCTTCCAGTTCTCCAGACAGGTTTCATAAGTACAGCGTCCAATAGATTGGTGTATCTTTCCAATCTCTGCAATTTGTGATTCTTCTGATAGAAGAAATCAACAACATCTTCCTTTGTATATTCCCTTACTGGATCAACCATGTAAACCATAGAGATTCTATCTATAATTCGCTTCGTAATATTTATATTAGCTATCGGAATAGAGTTCTGCAATTTAAGACTGAATAAATCTTGAGTATATTGCCTTGTCCTTCCATTATAATAATCCAATGCAACAGACCTGTTCTTTCGGAACATATTCTTTTCTGCCTGTTGTGCATCAAATTGGCTTTGCTTTTGTAAAATCTTTGACATTGGAACCATCATCGGCTAACTCTCCATAAGTTTGGTTTTACGCATGGATATTCCCAAACTACACTATAGCCGAGAGCATCTGTCATGTGGGTTAATTCTGGATTACTTTTATCAATTTTGCGAGTATGAAGAACATTGGTTACTCTTTCAAGGTCTAATATTAAAGCCTTACAAGATGGATCTATAATCATATTATCTTCTAATACTTTATTCATAGCATTCACTCTGTTTATAGGTGCTGGATTAGACGGATTAACTTTAACATTAAACCCAGCGCGTCTTATCAATTCTACATCTGTATATCTTGAAGCTGAATGCTTCGCACTTCCAGTTGCGTCTGGATATACATAAGTATATGGATTTGGATATTGATCCTTTATCGTTTGACACATTCGCTCGGTAAGTAGGTCACCACCTCCTGTGTGGTATAATTCAATGGCATCGAAAACACGAATGTTCGGTTTGTCATCGTACTTCTGCCATAATACGGCACATTCTGGCGATACATTCCAGTCGATACCGACATACAAAGGTTTGTTTGGGTCGTATCTATTAGCTTTGACATTGCTATCCCTTGAAAAATTATAATATGTAGAACCAGATTGGAGATTAACGAACTCCCCATCTCTATATGCCCTTAATAAATTAGCATCATAATTACTTTCCATTAAACTTAAATATTTTTCTGGCAAATACACATTATCAGTTGTTTTCCCATGTATAAGTCTTCGGTCGTCATTTGCATCCTCGACAAAGATCTTATATGTATATTTGAAACCCTCCGGTGAAGTCACGATATAGATTTCTGGATTATTAGTACCACGAATACGACCTAATGCTTTCTTAAAGGCTATATCACAGTTTTTATAGCTCTCAACATCAAACTCATCAAAGCCAATATATGTAAGCTCTGCTCCAATGATTCGTTGTGGTTTCTGTAATTGATATATTCGGATGTTACCAGCAGATGTGTGAAACTTATGCTTAGCCATAGAATAGTTATATTTCAAACCTATGTCATCCATCATTTGACAGAAAGGATCTACAAACAATTCCTCAGCTAATGACAATGTTGGATATATAATCCACCCATTGCTACGACCTTCTTTATTCTTTCGCATGAATAAATTCGCTAAGGTCTTTTTCAGGAATACGTGGGTTTTACCGCTTCCAAAACCAGCTACGAGGCCATTAATAGCTTTATCAGATGTTAGGAAATCCCATTGGTGTGGAAAGTAATCCTTTTTATTGAAATGTAAATCCACTTATACTTCGATGAATTTAACTTCTTCTATGTTATGATCCCAATCTATTTCAGCTTTATCCTTCTGGCCCAAATACTGCTTCCCTAACCATATAAGCATTGCAACATTACCTCGAGCCGCGCTTTCAAACTGAAGCTTTCGTAATCTCATTTTAGACATCTCTTTCCCTTTTGTGATATTTTCGGAAAAACGCTTACGAATTGTTCCTTCATCACAATCGAAAAATGCGGCGATCTCACTGTTAGTACAATTAAAGGATGCTAATTGCTCAACTTGTTCTGGATCTATATCCAGTTTTGGTCTACCAGTCTTTTTAACTTTCGAATCTTGTGCCATCAGTCGTAGGTACCCATGCGTTATTAAACTCTTCTTCTTTATCCATTTGTAGAGGGATTCCTTTTTCGTGCATTAACCTGATCACTTCTTCATCTTCCATTTGCAATCTTTCCATGATCTCATGTGCACTTAAACCATCTTCTTTCATCTTCTGCACTATATCAGACATCTTTAATATAGCATGAGTTCCTCTTGCTCTGTTATGTCTAATCGTACTCATCATCTGATGATTCTCATCTTTTGGGTTCATAGTTACAACTGGTACTTTGCCCTTTGTAATCTCTATTACATCTGGATCACCGCTTATTGTCCACCTATGGAAACCATCTACAATAGTATTATCTGGATTCCTAACAATAGGCTGTGTCCAACCATCTTCTATTATACTAATTTTTAATAGCTCTAATTCTGCTGGAGCTACACTATTAGGATTGTAATTGTTAGGTTTTAATAGATCTCTATCCACCCACTCTATTTTATCTAATGGTTGTTTCATACACTACCTTTCTTATAATCTAAATATGAAGAATTAAATTCTTTTGCAACTTTTGGATCAAACATTCTTTTCGACTTGGTTCGACCTTTTAGATCTCCCTTCATAGCCATCTGACACAACAACTTCCAGCTAATACCACTATTTGGACAGGGAGAATCCTCTGGAATCGTAGATTTGGATTTATTATTGTGAAGCCTTATACACTGATTAACTGACTTATACAAGATCTTCTGTTCTTTTTTACCATTTAAAGCTATACATAGAGGTAAATATTCCTGCCAAGTCATACCATAAGGTGGCTTCTTTAAGAAAACTCCATACATAGAACTATTTCCATACCTCCAAGCAGTTGATACTCCTGGTACCCTCTTAATCATTTTATGCCATAACTCAGGCCAACACTCTGCATATAACCATAATCCCCTTAATGGTTCTTCACCGAAAGGTGGACATACTCTGGCTTTCTCCATTTCTACACCGCACCTTTGAAATACATCATAAGTCTGGTTATAATCCCATTCCTGTTTTGCAGTTGCTAACCAAATATCTTTAGCACTCCAATCATATACTGGAGAAACATTGTAATAGTTCTTGCTATTCATCGAACTTTGGCTTATGTAATTATATTCAGTCCTACCAGAAACAGCCCTATATCGGTTCATGCTTTCTAATGCTCTTAAACCTAATATCATTCCAACCTTACCCTTATCCTCTGGGTACATTTTACGAGCATGTTCTGGTACAGTCATCCCTGTTTTAAATTTAGGACATTCTGTAATAGCATTTTTAGGTAGATCTCTAACCCATAAATCTTTCTTCTCTGGGTCCCAGCAGTACCACCAAGGCTCTTTTCTGCTACAAGCGTTTCTATGTTTAACTGGTAAGCAATACCATTTAAAATCTATGTCAGGATTAGATTCCACCCTTTCCAGATATTCTACTGTTTCTGGATGTATAGCTTCTTCATCCCAATGAACTACTTCCAACGGTAATCGATCTAACTCTCTTGCAACCTCTAATGTTATATTGAGTACTGCTGTTGAATCTTTACCACCAGAAAATGAAACTGCAATATGATCCATTTGCTTGTAAGTTTC